GATTTTCACACCATCAAAAGATAGCTGTCCACCAGCGTTGTACCATTGTGTTCCTTTTGAATCAGTACCAGCAGCACCAATTGAAGTAGCAAAACCACCTAAAGCTCTTACATAAGCTCTTGCAATGTTTTGTGATACGTAAATGTGTAAATCTTCTTTATTGTAAAGAGCAGAAGGTACTGCATCAACAATAGAACCTAATTTGTCAATTACGTTAGCAGCAGTTACAGCAGCGTGTGAAGCTACATCTACTACATCAGCATCATTTAAAGCTAAAGTTACTAAACCATCAAATTCTCCAGCGTTTGCATTAACTCCCTGCCAAATATTAGATTCAGTTTTTTCAGCTACTAAACCAGCTACGTGGCCAATAATGAAATCTGAAAATTTAGGTGGCATTTTATCAAATGCAGAATATCCCATTTGAGCAGCTTCCCAATCCGATTGGAAATCTTGCTTACAGAACTCAAGGTTTACTTGAAACTCCTCTGGTTGTAATAATCTTTCAGTTAATGTTACTTGGTCTGCAGTTCCAGAAAAATCACAAGCAGCATTACCTATAATAGATGATGCAGTTGCTACTTTCTTCATTGTAGACTTATATTTGATATTAGGCATTACTTCTATTCCGCCTTTATCAATTGTGTTAGCACTCAGTAAAGCTGCTGACAGGTATTTCCCCGCAAACTCACCAGCATAAGTACTTGTAATTGGTGTATTTAAACTATTCGCCATTTTATTTTATATTAATTATTGTTAAAAATTTTATCAAAAACCCTGTCTTTAGTTGTAGCTGTTCTATTGCTTGCAATATGAAAATTTACTTTATTATCAACTTCAGCTTCAGGATTATGTTTTACAGGTTCAGGAGCAACAGCAGAAAGTTCTTCTTTCTCTTCTATTACTTCTTCCTTCATTTCTTCTTTGTTACCAAGTTTTTCGTCAATCATTGCTTTGATTTCTTCAACAGCAGATGTAAACTCTTCTTTAGTAACATATTCCATTTCTTCTTTTTCTTCTTCCTCTAATTCAGTTTCTTTAACTTCTTTAGATTCTTCAGATAATTCTTCTTCAGCTACCTCTTCTTCAGCAGCTTCTTTAATACTGTCAATTAAACCTTCTTCAGTTACAACTAAAACTTTGCCTTCTTCTAATTTATATTCACCAACAGGAAGAGCAATTTCTTCATCATCAGTTTTAATAAATACAGATTTTCCAGCTTCAAAAGATTCTGCAACTAATACAGTACCATTTTCTAATGTAATTTCAGCCATTTCTATTTTTTCTTCAGAAAGTTCAACTTTTTCACCAACAATATTTTTTATTTTGTTTAGTATTTCGTTTGCTTTCATAATTTGAGTATATACCTATAAACGTTTGAAAACCTTTACTGTTATATTTTTTTACAACTTTATTTTATACTTTGCCTATTCCTTGAGCTTGTAAGCTACCATCACAGCATTTATTACTGTATCTTTTACCATCAGGACATAAGCAACCGCGCTTAGTATTTTTAGGTGATGTATTACTTGGTGTTTTAAATTTTTTACTTTTCATATTATTTATTTTATAGGTACACAATTAGGTACTTTTTTACCATCTTTAATTTTCATACCATACTGCTCATAACCAGCTTGGCAAGGTTTTTTCATTTGTGTGTGTTCTTCACAAGGCATATACCATTCTTTACCTTCAAACTCGTGAATGTGAAAACCTTCACAACCAATATTTTTAGCCATCTCTTCAGCTTTTTCTTGTGTGCTGTAAGCTAATCTATCATCTATAATAGCAAAGTTATCATCTACTACCATTGAAGCTAAATTAATTTCACCTAATTCTTTTAACTTGCTTTCACTCCATCTAAGGCCAGCTTTACCACCCCATAATAAATAACTAATTGTACCACACGCTTCTTTATCTCCTTCATCATAATATTCTTGCGCTCTACTTAAATAGCTGTACATTCTTTTTAAAGTTTGTAAACTAATGTTTTCTTTTTGTGCTAATTGTTGCGCTCTAATTTTGCCAACTTGTGTTGCACATTTATTATTAACTTTTTCATTTAGTTCAATACCTCTTTTAGCATTATTACTAACTCCTTGTGGATAATCATTATAAGTTTCTAATTCTATCTTTTTGCCAGATTTAGTTCTTTTATCTTTCTTAATTAGTGCCTTAATATTACTAAGCATATATTCAGCTTCTTCTTCTTCAATAGCTGCCATCTCTGCTTTCGTATCTGGTTTTTTAATTTGTGCTTTATCTGCAAAATAACCTTCAATACTAAAACCTTTTACTTTACCAGTTTTAACATAATCAGTCCAAATTTCATCATTCTCTACTTTCATAGAAATCATCCAAGTACCTTCAGGCATTTCTAAACCATACTTAGCAGATTTGTCCATTTTAGTATCTTCTACTATCCACGATTCAACAACAGTTAAACCATTAACACTCATTTGGTGTTCTAAGGTTGCATTGTTTTGATTACTGTTTTGAAAAAATAATTCGCTTGCTCTTCTTACTGTATCTTTAGAAAAGTAAACATAAAACATAGTATCATTACGTTTTCTAAATATTGGCTTGTTTGGTATTAAAGCTGCACCAAGAAGAAGTTTTTTCTCTTCATCTATTTTTGCAAGTTGTATTTCTTCACTTGCTAATGTTATAAAATCTGATTCAATAGCTGGATTTTCTACAATGCTAACTGCATCTATTCCAACCATCTCTTCATTTTCTTCATCTAATATTAATTCTATTATATCCATTGTATTTTATTTTAAAAAGTTGCTTGTGTAATTGTATTGTTTTGTAATTGTTGTGCTGTGGTTACATCTCCAGCTACTACAAATGCTTGTGTTGGTGGTTGATTAGCTAAAGCCATAGATACTTGATTTGCTTGGCTTTGCCCTACTACATTAAAACTTGGTGCTTGTGTTGGTGAAGTTGCTGCTCCGCCTGATGGGGTTGGAACACTTCCGCCGCCAGTAGCTCCAGAAGGATTAAATTTTTGTGTTGCAATAGCTGCTACTTGTGCAGCACCAGCTACTCCCATAGCTACCATATTACCAATCCTTAATGCTTGTGGTGGTGTAAAATCAGTAGTTTCTTTAGCAACTTTCATAATAGCTACAGAAGTATTAATTAATGTTTCAACTATAGCTAAACCTTTTTGTAAGTTAAATGCTCTTTCTGCATTTTTTTCATTTTGATTTGCAAATGCCTGAATCAAATTTGACATAGCCATTAATGAATTTGCTTGAATAGATTCTTTTGCATCTGCTATATATTGCGCTCTATCAAGTTCTTTTTTATCTTGGTTTTCAGAAAACTCATTAAACTCAGCTTCCATTTCATCCCAATGTTCTTTTTGGTCTGCAAGTTTCTGGTCTTGAATTTCTTTATCTCTTGTTTTATTTTTTTGTCTTGATTCCTCTAAAAACTCATTGTAAGCAATTTCTGCATCTATTTTAGCTTGTGTACCAGCGTTAGCAGTATTTATAACATCTAATAATCTTTGAGCTTCTATTTCTTGTTCCTCTGCATCTATTTCTTTTAATCTTTCTAATTTCTCTAACTTATCTTCTATTTCTTCTGCATCAAATCTTTTCTTTTCAATAGCTAATTTATTTTCTGATTCTAACCTTGAATTAATAAGCTCTTTTTCTTCTTTTTGTAATGCTGCTGCGTTTGTTAATTGTTCACTTCTAAACCCTTCAACAGTTGCTCTTACTGCTGCAAGTTCGTTTTCAGCTTCCATTACAGCTTTTTTAGCTTCTACATTATCTTTATCTTTTTTAAGTTCTGCTTTTGCTGCTCTTAATGAAATTTGAGCATTAGATAACATTGCTTTTTCTTGTTGGTCTAATACTAAAGCAAGTTCATCGTTTGCTTTTTTTCTTTCTGCTATGCTTTTTCTTTCATCATCTCTTATTTGCCTTTGTTTTTCAGCTTGTCTGTCAAACTTTTCAATTAAACCTTGATTTGCTACAGCAGCAAGTTCAGCAGATTTTTTTAATTCAATATTAGATTTAGCTTGTTCGTATGTTGATTTAGTATATTCTGTTAATGCAGTTACGCCTTTGTTTACTACTTCTGTAGCTTTTTCTACTGAATTATCTACACCAGTTAATACATCTACAAATTCACTTCCAGCATTTTTAACTTCATCTATTGCACCTTTAAAATCACCAGCAAATAGTTTTTGCATTGCTTTACCTAAAAAGCCAAATACTTCAAGAGCTGATTTTACTCTTTCAATAATATTATCTTTTATTGCGTTACCTAATGCTTTTACAGATTCTAAAGGGTCATCAAATATTTTCTTAAAATAACCTGAAATTGTTTCTATATTCTTAGATATATAATTAAAGAAATCATTAAAAGCTATGGATAATGATTCAAAAGCAATATTAAAAGTATCTACTACTTTTTGATTTTGTTCAAATAATTCTTTCAATAAACCAAATGCTGCAATAGCTAATCCAACACCAGCAGCTTTTAAAGCTGTTCCCATCATTCTAAAACCACCAGCAACACCTTTTGCACCTTTTTTTAATGTAGCAAATGCTTTACCAGAAGATTTTAAATCACTTACTTCTGTATTAGTTTTTTCTAAACCAGTATTAAGATTATCAACTTCACTTGTTAAGTTTTCTAAATCTTTCTCTGCTTTATCAGTTTTAGTTATTATTTCAAATATCTTAGTAATCATTTCTTCATTCTTAATTGGTTAAATGCTTCTTTAAATGTTAGTGGTACTTTATTAATACCTAATGCTATCTTTATATGTTTATCATATAATTTATTTTCTTTACAAAATTCTAATGCTTCTAATATTGTTTTCACGTTGGTTCGTTTAGTAGTTCAAAGTTTGTTTCACCACTTTGTAATTTAGTGGACATTTTATTTATTGTATAAGCTCTTGTGCCAACTACAATTAAATCATCTAATGTTAGATTTAATAATACTTTTAAAGGCAATACAGCAGAGAACTTAAATATCCTTGTTCTTTTGTTAAATACTCTTGTAATGTAGTTTTGATAATACAATTGAAATAAACTGTTGTTGTTACCACCATAATCTGTTAATTGATAACTATCTATTTCACTACCAAAGTTTAAGTTATATGTAGGTGGTGTTGAGGATGTTCCTAATTCATTAGCGTTGTGAGGCATCCAAAAGTTGTTCAAAGTGTAATTAGTTCCTGTTGGACATAAAGCACCATAAGTTTCAGGTCTTGTACTGTCTAAAAAGTTAATAGGACTTGCATAAATACCAGTTCTTGCAACACCATAAAATATTAAAGGTTGCCCAATTTCTGGGCTTAAATCTATATTTAAAAAACTTCCAGCTTGTACTTGAGTAAAAACACCACTTGTTTTATCTTGTAATCTTTCAAATAGCATATTTTCAAAAGGAAGTTTTATTTGATAGATATTTTTCTTGCTAACATCAGTAACATAATTTAGTTCACCATACTTTTTATTGTTTACTAATTGAAACTGCTCTGCTAAAATGCTTTTTGGTTCTGAATACTCAAAATCTACTTCACTAAATGGTATTACATCACAAACTGTATGTTCATCTGTTTTTACATATTGTGTTATATCGTGAGTATCTCCACCAGAATAATAATTATCTAAAGTTTTAACTACTATCTCATTATTAAAATCAACATAAGCAGTTAAGTTAAATTGCCTAAATAAACCATTTAAAAAATCTTTAATTTTTAGTTTTGGCATCTGCTCAGTAACAACTACTAAATTATCTTGTGGTGATAGTGTTGTAGAATTACTTGTAAAAGTTGCACTCCAATTAAAACTCAATACAGTACCATCAAAATTATTAAAGCTAAAATCTCTTGTTATTGTAAACTTAGATTGAAATTGTATAGAAGAATCTGTCATTAATCTACCAACAAAATCATTACCATTAGGGTCAAAAGCAACTAATGAAGCTACATCCAAACCATTAGCACCACCAATTGTTAATGTAACAGAACTTGTACCACTTTGGTTTTCTACCTTTGCAAATGATTCCCAATTATTAGCACGTACTATTTCTAAACTATATTCTACAGTAGTAAATCCACTTGCAGGAGTTACTTCAAAAGTTATAGTAGTAACATCTGTATCTGGGCTAAGATTAGAGTTCCATTTATATACACCAGTATTTAAAGTAAAGTAACCTGTATAACCAGAAGTATCTGTTAGCTCTGTACAATTAGCACCACTACAAGTGTAAAAATCACTATTACCAATCCAAGTTCCAGCAGTAGCCATTTTACCTTTTTCTCTATGTAACCATAAATACAAATTATTCATAGCAGCAGAATCAAAGAACTCACCAGTTTTAAAAGTTATGTTGTATTGTTCTTCAATAGCTTTTATAATATTCTTAACTGTTACTGCTGGTTTTAAATCTTCTGGTACTACACCCCTTTTATTATGATGTGTTGATTGTGTAGATATATTTAAACCGTTATTGGTGTTACCAGTATCATCGTAAATATAACTTTGTGAGTGTGCTATTAATGGATATATAATTGCATCGTTATAAGCTACAGAATCAACAGTAAAATTTAAACCATATTCTAAACCATTTTTAACATTAGTAATTGTTGCACTATGATTAAATTCATTTAACCAAACTAAATCAGAAAGTTCATCTTCATTGATAGCATTTTTAAATTCTGTTGTATTACCAAAGAATGTTACCTTATACATAGAAGGTTCTCCAAACTTCATTACAACTTCATTCAATTGTATTTTACCAAACCTAAAATGTAAGTGATTTAATTCAATTCTTGATTCACAAAAAACACTTGAATCAAAACCATCTATGTCTGGATTGTACCAATGCTTAAAAATCTTGTTGTTAGTTTTACTTGCTGGTAAATTAAAAGTTCTACTATAATCAGTAAATATTTTATCAATATCATTTACATCTTGTATTACTTGAGTTAATGAAATTAATTCTTCTTCCATTAAATCAACCCTAACAAAATCTTGTTCTGTTGTTGTATTTCTTAGCTGTGGCTGTATGTATAAAATAACTTTTTGCACTATCTAATATTGTTTACTAAAGCAAATGATTTTTCAAAGTTCATTGTGTAGTTTATTAACCTGTCGTTTAATCCTGTTTTTTTGGTAAATGAGCTATCTTTTAAATTAACTGGATAAATAACATTATCTGAATCAGTTAGCCAGATGTTTTCACTAACCATTAATTCTTCAAAAAATGGATTCATTAATTCATTAACAAAACCACTATTTAAAACAATTGATTCTGTAGCATTAGCATTAAATGTTTTCTTTGCGTGTGCTGTTGTAGAATAAGTATTAAAAGTTAAAGATTCTTGACAATCGTCACCAGGCTCTTCCCCTGGCTCTAATTGAACAGCTCTTGCTTCAAATATACTTCTGTTAAAATTCTCACTTCTTGATTCTAAACTTTCTATAGATTTCTTAAAGAAAAACAAATCTTGCATTGCTCCCCATCTATTTACAAATGTGATTTTATTTACTGGATATTTACATTCTTCAATTTCTTTTGTGTAAATAGTTGTAAAACTTGTAGTGTCATAAGTAACTTTAACTCTTGCAACATCTTTAATAGCTGTAGCAGTAAATTGAGAATATTGTATTTTTTGGTTTTGGTTACCATTATCTGTGAACGTATCTGTTCCTACTGTAATGCCATTAGCACTTATATATTGAACTTGGCTTACTCTTTCAACATTTACAGGTATTGTTAGTGTGCTTCCTTTGTGATATTCAAAGTGTGTGCCTGTTATCATTGCAATAGGTTCTGTAGTGTAGTTTACGCCATCCTTAAATTTATTATAACCTTCTTGAGCCAAGTAAGTGTTTGAAGTTACTGAGCCAATTATAGTACCATCTGATTCTCTTGCTGAGGTTGCTACAGTTACCCAAATAGAACTTTTAGCAGAAGATGCTGAATAAGTACCAGTAAATATTTGTTCTAAATGGTCATTTACTATTTCGCTAATATCAAATGAAACACTATTCTCAGCACCTAATGGTTTTTTCTGTAGTGAGTAAGTTGAATATAAATCATCACATATTTCTGTAGATGAACTTAAACCACCAAATACAGTTATGTTTATCTGAAAGTAACTAAGGTTAGCATCTGTTTCTTGTGGTGTTCTTATGAAATAAGGGCTTCTTGTTCTTATTATTGTACTCATTGTAAATCTAATTTATCTTCTAAAAATCCAGCAACTATTTCATCTCCGTATAAATCTAAACCACGTTCAAACGGTTTAGTAAAAAATAATGTTGCTCTAATACCTTTGTTTTTAATACTTCTTGCAATTAAAAAATTTAATGATTGCCTACTAACAAACCTACCTTTACTATCTCTTGGTGCAATACCTTTTCTAATACTCCACTTATCAAATACTTTGCTTGGTGGTTGTTTAGTAGTGTATTTAAATGGACTTGCAGAGCTTTCAGGATATGTTGATTTAGAACCTTTAACACCTTTGTCTATAAACTGTCCATAATCTTCGCTAAGAAACGAAACCTTGTCTCCTTGTATTTTATACTCTAAACTGTTATATAGTTGCTTAGAAGCGTTGTTTTTCTTTTTAGTTAGATTGCTTCTTGATTGCTGTATAACGTACTTAGCGTATTTCTCTAATGCCTTTTTAAATTCACTCATTAGCAATAAGTCATTTCATCATTAGTACCACAATCAAAAGTAACAGCCCAGCCAGCAAGCATATTATCAAAACGCTCTGTAAATGGTTCACAAGAAGCTGGATTAATTAACTCAAACTTATCTTTATATAAATCGCTCTTTTGCAAAACTCTTATAACTCTTGTTGCTAATGCTAACTGAGTGTTTAATATATCTTGCCTGTTGTCGTTGCCTCTATACAAATCTATTACTTGTTCATTGCTAATATCTACTAAATCCATAAAGAAGATAGTAATATTAAATGTAATATAATTGTTGTTTATTGTACTATTATTTACCATTACGTGAGATAACGGAAACAAGCTCTGTTTCTTTAAATCAATATCAGCTATATCACCAAATGTAATTTCATTGTTAAATGGTTCTGCAACAATTACTTCTTTTATTTTATCTATTATATTGTAAAAACTGTTCATACTATTTTTATATATCGTGGTGTGTGTTCACCTAAATCTTGATT